GGCTACAACTGCCGCATGATCACGGGCAGCTACACCGGCACGGGGCGCTCCGGCTCCGGCAACCCCACGGTGATCGTGACGGGCTTCCGGCCGCTGGTGCTGGTGCTCACGAGCAAAAACGGCACCTTTGTCCGCATTCGCCACACGGACGCGACCTTCGCCGACCACGACTTCTCCGGCGGCAACGTCTCCAACCAGATGACGTGGGGCGCCGACCGCATCAGCTGGTACAACACGGTCAGCTCCTCGGCGAACGAGCGGCAGGCGAACGAGAGCGGCGTGACCTATTACTACCTCGTCCTCGGCTGCGACGCGGCCTGAGGCGGGAAAAACGGCAAAAAAAGAAGACCCCCGAGGGGGTCTTCTTTTTTATTGCGCAAAGGGGAGATTAGTTGTTACCAGCCTCTTCCGGCATGACCTGCACAGCGTACTGCGTCGTGGTCTTGCCGTCACCGGAGGTAACGATAATGAACAGGTCATTGGCCGTCTCAGCGGTCAGATTGCCCTCGAACACATCACCGATGCGGGTGTTGTACACGTCAGAAACATTCTGGAAGATAGAGCCCTGAGCCTGAGCCTTGATCTCCTTCACGAGCTGCTCAGCACTCACGTTGCCGCCAGCAAGCTCAACAATGATGGTGTGGTAATCGCTACCGGGGGCCGTGTAGACGCTGAAGGTCTGGCTCTCCTTGTCGAAGTGGAAATCATCCTCTACCAGCTTAGCGTTTGCATAAGCGGGCTGATTCTTGGTGGTGATTTCGATGGGGCCGGTGACAACGTCGTTGCAGCTGATGACAGCCTTGCTGACCTTGGTACCCTTCACAGCATCGAAGTCCTTGATTTCCTTGCCGTCGAGATCATAGTAAGTGATATCAAGATTCTCAACGCCCTCATCATCACTCATCTTGGCCGTGTCGATCATCTCGTACTCCTTGAGATCAACAGTGACGTTGTTGAAGTCCTTGAGCCAATACTCAACGTCCTTGGTCTCCTTGCCGTTGACAGTGACGGGAACGTTGATGAAGAGATCATAGACAGCGAGAGCATCATAGGTGTCGTCGGTCTTGTTCTTAGTCTCGTCGATCTGGATGAAGAGAATGCTCTCATCGGTCAGATCCTGGGTCGTCCACTCCTGATCGACCTCGCCCTTGGTGAAGCTGCCCTCATACTTGGCGACGATGGCATCGTCAAGGTTGAACCACAGGCCGTCATTCGTACGGATGCGCTTGTTGGCGCCGTCGAGCTGAGTAACCGCGTAAGTGCTGTACTTGGCGTCCACCGCCCAAATCTCGTCGGAGCTCATGGTGATCTCATACAGGCCGACCACGGGGATGTCGTGGCCGTTAGTGTCCCAATTCTCGGGGATGTAGAGGTCGATCTTGACTTCCTCAAGCTTGTCATCAACGAGCTCAAGAGCCTTGAAGGTGGTGTAGGGCTTGCCATCGTTCCACTTGGTCGCGTAGCCCTCAACGTCATAGAGGAAGACGGTGCGGGTGGTAAGCTCATAAGCGTAGACATAGATCATGTCAACATAACCGTCAACGACGGTGTACTGGACGCGTTCGCCAAGGAAGCTGGGGAGCTTCTCAAAGCCGGTGTACTGGGTGAAGGTGCCCTTCGGGGAATCCTTGGTCTGGAGCAGGATCTTGGTGTCCTTGCTCAGCTGCAGACGACCAGACACATTATTCGTAGCAACCTCAATGTACTTGTTGCCGTTCTTATACTCTGCGAGCGTTGCAGACTCGAACTCAGAGTTATCAAGCGTGTAAGCGCCGTCCTTGTCAACGGTGTAGGCGTAGACGGTGCGATAGTAGTAGTCGTTCTTCTTAGCGGCAGATTCAAAGTCACCAGCGTCATCACCGACAACCTCGTTAATGGTGACGTCAGTCTTGCTCTCGCCGTCGAAGAAGTACAGATCACCGAAAGCGGTGTCAACGCCCTTCACGGTATCCGTGTAGAGAGTGTCGAGAACAGCGTAGTTGGAGGCCAGCTCCTCAGCACCGATGACGTTGCCATAGGTGTCGAAGTAGAAGGTGTAGGTCTTGCCAAGAGTCAGCTCCTCGGGCTGATACTTGGCGGTGTGGTTGATCTTGACGTCTTCCTTGTCAAGCTCGGTGACCTTCTGGATGTCATCAATGGTCTTGCGGTTGCCGAGCACGCCGGTCAGGACAGCGCCCTTGTTCTCAGCCTTGACCATGGACTGGATCTCGCCGTCAGCGACGGTGATCAGAACCAGATCGTCAACCTTGTACTCATCCTTGGTGACGAACTTGTTGTCGAGAGTCTTGCCCTCGTAACCGTAAACGTCCTTGTCAACGAGGACATAAGCCTTGGTGACGTGACCCTTGGCGTCGGTCTTCTCAGCAACAGTCTTGGTGATCTCAGCGAGGTAGGTGTCGACGTTGACCAGACGATCCTTGTAGACCTCGGTCAGGCGGCCCTGCATGGCCTGCTTGCTGTCTTCCTTGTTGTCAGCGATGACATAGGTGCCGTCCTTCGTGGCGCTGTTGGTGTAAACGTCGAGCTTGGTAGCCTTGGCCAGGCCGGACTCGTCGTAAACTTCGCAGTTCTTGGCGGGCTCGGTGAAGGTGGCGAGAGGCTTGACAGCGATGACGGTCTCCTCATCACCGGTGTTGTACTTCCAGGTGATGGTGGGACGGCCGAACTTGTCAGCGGTATCCTTGCTCTCGAGCTTGAAGTTCTTCTTGCCGAGGGAGACGTTGTTCTGGAACAGCTTGCCGTCCTTGTCGCCGTTCAGGCCGACGTTCTGGTAACCGAACGCAGCGGTGTAGGTGACCATGGGGGACTGGATCGCACGGAACAGGATCTCAGCAACGAGCTCGCGGGAAGCGGGAGCGCCGAGGTTGGTGGTCTTAGCAACATTGTCCAGAATGTGGAGCTGCTCGGCATACTTGGCAACGTTCAGCGCCCAGTCAGCGCCGGTGAACTCGCCGTTCTTGTCGTAACCGACAGCACGGAGGATCATGGCGAGGACTTCATAGCCGGTGATGTTGCCGGAGGGCTGGAAGGTGCCGTTGGGGTAGCCCTTAACAAGCTCAGCGTTGGAGCAGTAGCCGATGTAACCGGCAGCCCAGCCGGCACCAGCCATGTCGGTGAACTTGTTGTAAGAGGCGTACAGGCCGGACTTGTCGTTCTTGGCGACGTCGCCGGTGTAGATACGATAGATGATCGTAGCCACCTCTGCGCGGGTGATGTTGTTCTCGGGCTTGAAGGAACCGTCCTCATAACCCTTGAAAACACCCATGCCATTCAGGACGGCGACAGCTTCAGCGTAATCTTCGTTGATCTTCTCGTCGGCCTTCACGGCGCTGGCGCTGACGGCCAGAGACAGAGTCATGACCAGAGCCAGCACCATTGCGAGTAACTTTTTCATAGATGTTACTCTCCTTTCATAAATTTCCATCTTTCCGGAGGCGATTTTCCGCAAAATCGCGTCCTTCCCGCGGTAGCCGGCAAAATCCGAAACCTTGTCAAAAGTTGCAAAACTTGCTGATTTGGTAGCGGTTCTTGCCGAAAAACACTTGAAATCGTGCAATTTGGTGGATATCGTATCCCCTTACTTTGAGGTGTTTGCTTTGTGTCTTGTTTTCATCCCATGTTGGCTGTAAGTACTGGTAAAACTGCCAGTGGTAAGCGTGATATCAAATTTGTTGCTGGCCCTGCTGAGTGGGAGTCTTACCCGCCTAACGCTCGTTTGAAGATTCCCTGTGGTCGTTGTGTTGGTTGTCGCCTTGAACGTTCCCGCCAATGGGCTAACCGTTGTATGCTTGAGCTCCAGTACCATGAGTCAAGTTATTTTGTTACGCTGACGTACGATGATGTACATGTGCCTGTTACCTATTATGCTGAGAATGACGATGGTGAGGCTCGTTCTGGTCTTACTCTTCGTCCTCGTGATCTTCAGCTTTTTTTAAAACGTTTGAGAAAGGAACATTCTTATGAACGGATTCGCTTCTTTGCCTGTGGCGAGTATGGGTCTACTACTTATCGCCCTCATTATCACGCAATTATTTTTGGACTCACTCTCGACGATCTGCGATTCTACAAACGTAGCCCCCAAAACTATGATTATTTCGTTAGTGATTCTCTTACTGAGTGTTGGGGTCTCGGCTATGTTGTGGTCGGTGCCGTAACATGGGATACTTGCGCATATACTGCTCGCTACATAATGAAAAAGGCGCTCGGTCAAGGTGCTGAGGTGTATGACCGTTTTAATATTGAGCCAGAGTTTGTGCGTATGTCTCGGAAACCCGGCATTGCTTATCAGTACTATCAAGATCACCCGGAGCTTTATCAGTATGAGTATATCAATCTTTCGACCGATAAAGGTCAGTTGAAATTTCGTCCTCCTCGGTATTATGACCGGCTTTTTGATATTGATAATCCTGAGATGATGGCAAAGATTAAGGCTAAACGCCAGCATGCAGCTCTTGTTGATGCTCATAATAAGTCTTTGCAAACGTCCCTCATTGAGCTTGACCGTTTGGCAGTTGAAGAAGCTGCCCTTACGGCTCGCATAAAATCACTTGAAAGGAAGTTGTAAAATGCGTAAGAAAACTAAACCCAAGCTTGACAACAAAATTTTCCGTCGAACTGCTGCTCACAGTAAGAAGATCAACATTGATCCAAAAATTTTTCGTGGAGGTATAAGACTATGAAACTCGGACTTTATTCTATCAAAGACGCCAAGACCGGCTTTATGACCCCTGTGCTTGAGCAGGGCGATCCCGCTTCCCTTCGGAACTTTGCTCATGCTGTGAATCAGTCTGATTCTATCATGCATGATTGTCCAAATGATTTTTCCCTTTTCAAGGTCGCGAATTTCGATACCGATAAAGGTGTCGAGCCTGTGACCAGTCCTATTCTCATCGCTGACGCTTCGGAGGTGTTGCGCAATGAAAGATAAGTTTCTCTCGATTTTCCTTGCGTTTATTCGTAAGACTTTTACGAAAGAACGCCTTTTGAACTTCATTTCGGACTTGCTCGATATTCTGTATGAGCGTTTCGGCCCGCTCGATATTGACATGTCAGATAGAGGTGATGAGAAAAATGTTTGATACTCAGTACACCCTTCATAATCGTATTGCTGCAAATCCCGGTTCTCCCGTTAAGGTTCTTTACGGCGGTAAGTATGATGCTAATGGTCGTGTTGTTCTTGAGAAAAAAGGTGAAGAGAATCTTTATGATTATATCCAGTCTTTTCGTGACTCGGTTGATCTTAACGTTATTCTTGCTCGTTTTTCCAATGGTGACGTCGAAGCCCTTAATAAGGCTCAGGGCTTTTATGCAGACGTGACCGATTTTCCGAAGAATATGGCCGATGCTCTTAACCGTATTAATCAGGCCGAAGAGATGTTCAAGGCCTTGCCGCTTGAGACCCGGCAGAAGTTTGATTGTTCTTTCGAGCAGTTTTTAGCTCAGTCTGGCACTGAGGATTGGCTTTCCAAGATGGGCTTTGAAGTTTCTGCGCCGGTAGAGTCCGATATCCCGCCCGTGCAGGTTGACCCTGCTGTTGTAAAGGAGATTAAGAATGAATCGTAATGTTGAATCGCATTTTGCGTTGAATCCCACCCGCATTGACATGTCTCGTTCGACGTTTGACCGTTCTGCCTCTGTCAAGACTTCTTTCAATGTCGGTGATATCGTCCCTTTTTTCCTCGAAGAGGTGCTTCCCGGCGATACGTTCAATGTACGTACTTCCAGAGTTGTGCGTATGCAGACCCTTCTTACGCCGATGATGGACAATGTCTACCTTGATTCGTATTATTTCTTTGTTCCGAACCGCCTTGTTTGGAGTCATTGGAAGGAGTTTAATGGTGAAAACACTGAAAGTGCGTGGATACCCTCGACGGAGTATTCTGTTCCTCAGATTACGTCTCCTGCCGCTGGTTGGTCTGTTGGTACTCTTGCTGATTATTTCGGTTTGCCTACAGGTGTCGGCGGTCTGAGTGTGTCCGCTCTTCCGTTTCGTGCTTACGCCCTCGTTATGAATGAGTGGTTTCGCGATCAGAATTTGCAAGACCCGCTTGTTGTGCCGGTTGATGATGCTACTGTAGTTGGCGTGAATACCGGTACTTTCGTTACCGATTGTGCGAAAGGTGGTCTTCCTTATATTGCCGCCAAGTATCACGATTATTTTACAAGCTGTCTCCCCAGTCCGCAGAAAGGGCCTGATGTGACTCTTTCTGTTGCTTGGCAGGCTGATTTGCCTGTAATTTCTTTGGAATCGGATGTTCCTTTAACCGATCGTTCTTATGATTCGATGAAGGTTAAGGGTGTTGGCTTTTCTGGTTCTAAACCTGTTTGGGCTCGTGTTCAAGAAGGTAATCTTGGAACTGCAGGAAATGGTGCTTTGCATTATTCTGCTGATCCTTTCAGTTCTGATGATGGCGGTGGTGTTTGGGCGCCTTCTAATTTGTGGGCTGTGAATTCTGGCAATGCTATTGTTGCTACTATTAACCAGCTCCGCATGGCATTCCAGATTCAGAAACTTTATGAGCGTGATGCTCGTGGCGGTACTCGTTATATTGAGGTTCTTAAGTCTCACTTTGGTGTGACGTCTCCTGATGCTCGTTTGCAGCGTCCTGAGTATCTTGGTGGTAACCGTGTGCCGATCAATGTCAATCAAGTTATTCAGCAGTCTGGCACTGGTGCCGGTGCTGATACTCCTCAAGGTACTGTTGTTGGTATGTCTCAGACTACGGATACTAACCATGATTTTATGAAGTCGTTTACGGAACACGGCTATATCATTGGTGTTATGGTTGCTCGTTATGACCATACTTATCAGCAGGGTATTGAGCGTCATTGGTCTCGTAAGACGCGCTTTGATTACTATTGGCCGGTCTTCGCCAATATTGGCGAGCAGGCTGTGCTTAATAAGGAGATTTTTGCGCAGGGTACTGCAAAGGACAATGAGGTTTTTGGTTATCAGGAAGCATGGTCGGACTATCGTTATAAGCCCAATCGCGTTACTGGTGAGATGCGTTCTGCTTATGCTCAGTCTCTTGATGTCTGGCATTTGGCGGATGATTATGCGAGTCTTCCGTCGTTGTCCGATAGCTGGATTCGTGAGGATAAGAATACGGTTGACCGTGTTCTTGCTGTTAAGTCTTCTGTGTCTGACCAGCTTTTTGCGGATATCTATGTTTCCAATCGTGCGACGCGTCCGATGCCTTTGTATTCCGTTCCCGGCCTTATTGACCATCATTAAAATACCTGTTATAGTGGGGGTAGTTGCCCCCACTTTTTTTGAAAGGAGATTTATTATATGTCTGATTTTTCTGAGGCTTTGAATACTGGTTCGAACCAGATTGCACGTATGCAGGGTGTTGCTCAAGCTAATAATGCTTGGTCGGCTGGTCAAGCTCAGATTCAGCGTGAATGGCAGGAGCAGCAGAATGCAAAGGCTATGGCTTTTAATCAGAATGAGGCTGCTAAGAATCGTAATTGGCAGGAGATGTTGTCGAATACTGCTCATCAGCGAGAGGTGCGTGATCTTATGGCTGCTGGTCTTAATCCTGTGCTTTCTGCTATGAATGGAAACGGTGCTTCTGTTGGTTCTGGTGCTACTGCTCAAGGTGTGACATCTCAAGGCGCGAAAGGTGATACAGATACTTCCGCTAATGGCGCTATTGCTAATTTGCTTGGTTCTATTCTTTCTGCTCAGACTCAGATAGAGGCTGCTAATATCAATGCTAAGACGCAGGAAGCTGTTGCAGATAAGTATACTGCTATGGAGCGTATTGTTTCTGAGATCTCTGCTGAGGCCTCGCGCTATGGTGCTGATACTGCTGCTGCTGCATCTCGTTATGGTGCTGATACCTCTGCTGCTGCATCTCGCTATGGTGCTGATAAGAGTTCGGCTGCTTCTCGTTATCATTCCGATAGGAGTTATGATGCTTCGCGTTATGGTTCTGATCGGTCTGCTGCTGCTTCTATCTTTGGTTCGTCTCAAGCTGCCAGTGCTTCGCGTTACGCGTCTGATCAGGCTCGCGCTGCATCTAAGTATGGCGCTGATGCTTCGTCTTCTGCTTCTCGTTATGGTACTGATACTGATTATGATCTTCGCAACCAGTATGGTAATAATCAGTTTACTGGTGTTGCTGGTTGGGTTGCTCAGAAGCTCGGTCTTTCGGCTTCTAATCGTTCTGGTCGTTCTCGCCGTAGTGGTGGATTTGGTTCTGATGGTCGAAAAGGAGGTTTTGGAAATAAATGAATGATGGTTTATTGATGGTTTCGTTACTGTTTCTTGTTCTTCTTGTTCCTGTTGGTTGTGCTGTTGCCGTTGTGATTGCATTTATTCGATGGCTTAATAGACATTAAGAAAATAATTATTTTTTATAAAGGAAGCGAAGCGTGTCGCGCCCCTGCGCCAAGCTCCGCTTCTTTTTTGCACTCCTTGCCAAAATGGTATGCAGTCTCAGACTGCATAAAATCTCGGCTGCCGTATCGCATGCCGAACTCGTGCCCATTACCTTCTTGATGTAATGGGCACGAGTGACACCAAGACACGCAAACTCTCGTTTACAATTCCTAAATAGCTACCTAAGTTTTTTAATAAATATACGAATATACGCTAAATTTATATTGATATTAAAATAAAAAT